TGCTCTTGGCCGGGCGAGGAAAACGACCAGCTTGCTAGGTTCAAGGTCTCCGACACACCCGGAAGCTCGCGCGTCTATGGCGTCTTCCTGGATTGGCACGCCGAGGATTTAGATAGCAACGACGCTATGATTGCGTCGCTTGGTGCTTATCTCGTGCGCATTGCATATGGCGTAACGGTGCAACGCGGTGATCTTATCGAAAGCAATGGTGACGGCTGTGGCCGCGTGCAGGCTGACGACATAGTCCGCACTAGGACCGTATGCAAAGTCACCAGCAACCACATTATCGAGACGTATTCAGACGGCAGCTATCTCGTGCCGTGCGTTCTTTATTGCGGATAATCTAAGCCCATGATCGGCGGCTACGTTGGCGGCATTGGCACCCCGCTCCACGTTGGAGACGGGATCACCGCGGCGCTCACCGTCACAGAGCAGCCAGACACCCTTGCATCTACGGGCATCCTGCCGGTCATTGCCGCTGCCGCCATCACGGAAGCAGATGACACGCTTTCAAGCGCAGCCGTCCTTCCTCTTGTGGCAGCGGCGTCGATCCTTGAAGACGGCGATACGCTTGATGCGCTCGGAGAGCTTGAAATCCTTGCAGCGCTTGGCGGCCTTGAGGATGATGACAGCTTGGTAGCAATGCTTTCCATGGTCGATCTCAGGCTGACAACGGTCAGGCCAAAACCAGGCGTTATCACATCGGCAATGGTCGCTGCATCGCAGATAACGGCAGCGCGTACAACACATGTGCAGATAACAGCCTAGGAGGGTAGAGAGATGGCACCCCGGATCAAGATCCGGCACGACGAAAATACAAAGGCAAAGATCAAAGCAAGTCAGCTTGTTAACTTCCTTCAAAATCACGTGCTTACGGGAAATGATGTGAAGAAGACCCAGATCACCGCCGCTGTCGCCCTTCTCAAGAAGGTGTTGCCTGACCTCGCCACCGTTGATGGCACCATGAACGTCACCCATCGGCATGAGGATGTGTTGACCGAACTGGAAGCCGCAGCAAGTGAAGTGACGCAACAGCCAGACCATGACTCCTATCACTGAGCGCGAACTAAACCTGCGCCGCACGCTCAAAGGGGATTTCGAGGCTTATGCACGCGCCTGCTTGAAGATCCGTACTAAGTCTGGCGATGTGGAACCGTTCCGTCTCAACCGTTCTCAGCTCTATTTGCACCGAAAACTTGAGGATCAGCTTCGCACCAAGGGCCGCATTAGGGCTCTTGTGCTCAAGGGCCGTCAGGTTGGGATCAGCACGTATATTGGTGGCCGCTTTTACTGGAAGATCAGCCACAAGTTTGGGTTCCGCGCGTTTATCCTGACGCATCTCGACACGGCTTCAGACAATCTGTTCGGGATGGCCAAGCGGTTCCACGAATCTTGCCCTGGGATGTTCAGGCCGGAAACTGGCAAAGCCAATGCCAAAGAGCTTTCCTTCTCCAAACTTGATAGTGGATACAAGGTCGCCACGGCTGGAAGCGCGGAAGTTGGCAGGTCTGAAACGATCCAGCTCTTCCACGGGTCAGAAGTTGCGTTCTGGCCTAACGCTCAGAACCATTCGGCAGGCATCCGACAAGCTATCGCCAACGTGGACGGCACAGAGGACATTCGCGAAAGCACCGCCAACGGCATCGGCAATGCTTTTTATGCTGAGTGGAAAGCCGCAGAACGCGGTGACAGCGAGTATGAGGCCATCTTTATTCCTTGGTTCTGGCACGAGGAATATGTCAGGTCAGCGCCAGCCGATTGGACTCCGAGAGATGCTTGGAGCACTTACGCCAAATCCTACGACTTAACCCGTGATCAGCTTTATTGGGCTTGGGTTAAGAATAGAGATCTGGCGATTATTGCCGGCGGCACGGCTGACGAGCCCTGTTGGCAGTTCAAGCAGGAATATCCTGCCAACGCTGACGAGGCGTTTCAGACTTCAGGGGCGCAAGCATTCATTGAGCCGTCAGTTGTTCTTTCGGCACGCAAGGCCAATGCGGGCGGGTTTGGGCCAATCATTCTTGGCGTTGACCCGGCGCGCGGCGGTGGCGACAAGACGGGGATTATCGACCGTCAGGGCCGCAGGATGGGACAGAACATCTGCAAGCGTCTCGACTCGAATGATTTGATGGCAACCGCTGGCGAGATTGTCCGCATCGTCAAGGACATCAAGCCGACCAAGGTTGTGATCGACACGACGGGGCTCGGAGCTGGACTATATGACCGGCTGAAAGAATTGCTTGGTGATTTTGTAGAGGGCGTGAACTTCGGCGCGAAAGCCTACGACACTGACCGCTATGCGAATCGGCGTGCGGAAATGTGGGACTTGATGCGGCAATGGTTCGATGATCCAGCAGGCGTGCAGATACCGGATCAAGACGACTTGCAGGGTGATTTATGCAGCGTCATCCGAGGTCCAGGCGCAACGCGGTTCACTTCATCGGGCCAGCTTTTGTTGGAGCCCAAAGAGCACATTAAAGAGCGGCTGACGTTCTCTCCCGATCTTGGAGACGCCGCGGCTTTGACGTTCGGCATTGATTTGACTCAGCTAACGGCAACGAATTGGGACTTTGGAAACATTGGAAACCATCAAGGCCATTGGATGGGTGTGTGAAAGAGATTAGCGAGGCCGCGCTGCTCACGATCATGAAGGCGTATCCCAACGCCAAGGTTGAAGATAGAGACGGTGCGCGCGTTGTCGTTTGGCCCATGTACGACTTCGAGACAGACCGCTCATGGATTGAAGAGCGCAAGATTGTCGAAACGGCTGAAACATCTCAGGGCATCATTCCCATAATGAATGTTCGGGAAGGCGCTAAGTTCAATCCTGGCGGTGAACCAAGGAAGGGGCCGCTTGGCCAGCTTTACAGGATCATCGGCTATACGCCGCCCAAAAAGGACGATGCCGGCTGATGGAGGATATAGTTCGAGAAGCCCGCGAGGCGCTTGCCGTCAGTTCTGAATTTGACCGCGACAACCGTCGCGAGGCAATGGAAGATCTGCGCTTTGTGGCCGGCTTTCACTGGACCGATGCAGCCCGCGCCGAACGTGGCCGCCGCCCTATGATCACGATCAACAGATCTGGCCAGTTTCTGCGCCAGGTGTCAAACCCGATCCGGCAGAATATGCCGACGATCAAGGTTGAACCCGATGGCGATGACGACAGCGATATGGCTGAAATTGCCAACGGCCTATTCCGTCAGATTCAATACAACTCGTCAGCATCGCACGTTTACGCCAGTGCCGTTGAGCACATGGTTGCCGCTGGAATTGGCTGGTTTCGCATTGTGACAGACTACAAGGATGAAGAGAGCTTCGATCAGGAAATTATGATCAAGCGCATTTTCAATCCATTGTCTGTGTTTCCAGATCCGTCCGACTTAGAGCCGGCGCGCTCGAGCATGGGCTATTGCCTTGTCAGCGAGATTTGGCCGCGCGAAGCCTTCAAGAAGAAATGGCCCGGAAAGAGCCAGAACAGCATTGAGAGCCCGCCAGAGACGGCAACGAATTCGTCAGGAATTACCTGGGGCTCAACGGACACCGTGCGCGTGGCTGAGTTCTGGAAGCGTACCGAAGTCCCAATTACAATTGCCAAGCTGAAGACAGGCGAAACGGTGAACATCACCGACATGCCGAAAAAGCAGCTTCAGATGCTTAAAGAGATGGGTCTTATTGCTGGAACGCGCCAGAGCAAGACCCACAAAGTTACGATGACGCTTGTTTCTGGTGATGACATTCTCGAAGAAACCTATGAGTGCCCTTGCCGCTGGATACCGATTATTCCGGTGATCGGCGCTGAAGTGCCGTTGGAGCAGGGCGTCTATCGCCATGGGCTCATCAGGTTCCAGCGTGAGCCGCAGCAACTTCATAACTATTTCATGTCTGTGGCTGCTGAAAGTTTAGGCCAGCAGCCCAAATCGCCCTATCTGGCAACGCCAAAGCAGATCGGCAAATACCGCTCGCTGTGGGACAACGCCAATACATCGTCGACGCCGTACCTGCTTTATGAGCCCGACAAGGACACGCCGAACGGGCAGCCGACACGCATTGCGCCGCCGCCGCTTCCAACAGGTCTGATCCAGATGGCGCAAATGCTGGCCGACGATATGAAGGCGACCACGGGCATTTACGATGCGGCGTTGGGCAACAAATCCAACGAGACGAGCGGCGTGGCCATCGGGGCGCGCGTTGAGCAAGGCAACCAAGCCACATTCCATTTCACAGACAACTTAGAGCACAGCCTTGAGCACGCGGGGCGCATCATGCTTGATATGATGCCGAGGGTTTACGACAGCCAGCGCACGTTGCGGCTAATGGGCGAGGACGGGACCGAAACGGAAACCGAGATCAACGCGCCATCTGTATCGTATGACGGACAGCAGATGATCTCGAACGACATGACGCAGATGGGCTTTAAGTCCGTTCGCGTGATCATGGGGCCGTCGTATGCCTCAAAGCGGCAGGAAGCCATTCAGCAGTTGACGCAGCTTATCCAGGCCATGCCGCAGCTTGGCCAGATCGCAGGCGACATCATTGCCCGCAATCTGGACGTTGACGGCGCGGAAGAAATCGCCAAGCGCGCCAAAATGATGCTTCCTCCTGGAATGCTTCAGATGGAGCAAGATGGCGGAGAAGGCGGTCAGCCCGCCATGCCGCCACAGCCGCCGCCAGACCCTCTGGCTGAGATGCAGCAGCAGGGTCAGGCACAGGCCATGCAGTTTGAACTTGAGAGCGCGCAAGCCAAGGCCGAGCAGGAAAAGGCCAAGGTGGAGCAGGAGAAGGCGAAAGCCGAGGGCGCGCATATCGACAATGCGTTGAAGTTGAAGAAGTTGCGTGAACCGCAGGTCGAACCCGGCCAAGCTGGATTTTAAATCAAGAGGACATTATGAGCGATAACTTGCCGGCAGGCCAAGAGGCCAGCCAGGAATCCGTCGCGTCTCCGGTTACGACGCAAACAGCAGGAGAGACGACCCCGCAGGCTGGAAAGCCCGCCGGAGATGAAGGCGACCAGCCGACATCGGATGCCGCTTCTGATGAAAGTCAGTCGCAGGAGGACCAGCCTAAGACGTGGAAAGAAAAGCGCCAGGAGCGCAACCGTCAGCGGTGGCAGGAATACAAGGAAGCAAAGGCAATCATGCCCGCGCGCCTTGCTGCCCTTGAAAACGAGGTTGCACGCCTTCGCGGCGCAACGGCACCAGACTTCAGTCAGATTCAAGACCCGACTGAAGAACTTGCGGAGCGAACTGCCTGGAAAGTCCGGCAGCAGAACGCAAGCGAGGCCGAAGCGCGGTTGACATCGGAACGCCATGCGGCAGCGGCGGAAACCAACGCCAAGCTCGCGGCGGCATGGGCGGAATCTGTTGAGGATGCGCGAACACGTATCCCTGACTTTGATGCCGTCGTGACCGATAAAACGCCGATCCACGAACGCGCGGTGCCCTTTATCGTGGAAAGCGAAAAGAGCGCCGAAGTTGCCTACTGGCTGGGAAAAAATCCGAAAGAGGCGGCTGACCTTTATAGAAAGTTCGACTCTGCGCCTGCGCAAGCCCTGATGGAGCTTGGAAGGATCGAAGCGCGGTTATCTGCGCCAGAGCCCAAGCGCGTTTCAACCGCCCCCAAGCCTGCCAGAACCCTGACAGGCGGCCCCGCGCCGCTAGCCTTCGATGGGTCCAAAGCAGGCGTTGGTGACATGCAAGCCTGGCTCAAGAAAGCAGGCGTCATCTAACGGGGCTCTCTTAACCGGAGCTACTTAAATGTCGAATACGACTTTGCAGGCCGATGTCGTTGCGAAAGCAGCGCTGGCCATTCTCGAAAACGAACTTGGGTGGGTCAACAAGCTCTATCGTGAGCATGAGGCCGAATATTCCAAGAACGTCAACGGATACAAGGTGGGCGATACGATCCGCATCCGCCGTCCGGCCGATTTCGTGGTCCGTACTGGCGCGACGCTTGATGCCAAGGACGTGATCGAAGGATACACGACTCTGGTCGTCGATCAGCAGATCGGTGTGGACTTCTCGTTCACGTCTACGGACCTAACGCTGAAGATCGAGGACTTGAGCCAGCGCGTGATCAAACCGGCCATGTCGTCTATTATCAACTACATGGCCAACGACGTTGCCACCAAAATGTATCAGGGCACCTACAATTGGGCTGGAACGGCGGGTCAGACGATCAACTCGTTTGCCGACTTCGCCAAGGGGCCTGAGCGTCTTGACGAAATGGCTGTTCCCCAGGATGGCCGCTTGGCTCTGTTGAGCCCAGCAGACTATTGGGGTCTGGTTGGAGCTCAGACTGGTCTGTTCAACGGTTCCATGGTTTCGGAAGCGTTCAAGAGCGGAACGTTGAGCCAGATCGGCAATATCAATACGTATATGTCGGCTGTGACGCCAGCACATACCAACGGCTCGGCGGACAACACCACGCCGCTGACTGATGGCAACTCGCAGCAGGTGACTTACGACACGGCCAAGAATACGTGGACGCAAACGATTATCACGGATGGATGGGACTCGTCGTCTACTCTGACGGCTGGAACGGTTTTCACGATTGACGGCATTTACATGGTCAATCCTAAAACCAAGGCATCGACGGGCATCCTTCAGCAGTTTGTTGTCACCGACAACGTGACGGCAAACGCAACCACGACGGCCGACACGACGCTGACGATTGCGCCTCCGATCATCGTCACAGGCCCGCACCAGACATGCACCTATAGCGGAAACTTTGATGGCCGCACCATCACCGTTGTTGGATCTACCTCAACGGCCTACCGCCAGAACATGGTCTTCCATAAGAACGCTATGGCGTTGGCAATGGTGCCGATGGAGCTCCCGAGCGGTGCCTATGGCGCAGCCCGTGAGAGCTACAAGGACATGAGCGTTCGTGTCATCCCGATCTACGACGGCACCAACGACGTATCCAAGTGGCGTCTTGACTTGTTATATGGTAGGAAACTACTTGACCCGCGTCTGATCACGCGCCTTTCAGGATCGGCATAATAGTTGACTTAAACACCCGGCTGGCGGTATGTTACTTGTAACAGAGTCAGCCGGGTGACAATATGAAAAAATGCTCAGTTGAAGGATGTAGTGAGTGGGCAGAGGCAAAAGGATATTGCCCACGGCACTATCAAGTTTGGCGTCGGCATGGTGATCCAACCAAGGCAAAATACCGTGTTGGTATTTCCGTTACTGAAAGGTTCATGCAATACGTAACGCCTGTGTCTGGATGTTGGGAATGGAAGGGTTACAGAGACCAAAACGGATATGGCCGCTTGAATATCAAGCAGCCCGATAAGCGATACATTCCGTTTCTAGCGCATCGTGTTTCTTGGGAAATATTCCGATTCAAGCTGACATCTGATCAGCATGTCTGTCACAAGTGCGATAATCCCGCCTGCGTCAATCCTGAGCATCTATTCGTTGGTGATCCGGCCGCCAACTGTGAAGACAAGATTGCCAAGGGCCGAATGCGCTATGGCGTCTCTCGCGGTGAAAAGCACGGTTGCTCGAAACTGACAGAGGCTCAAGTTCTGGAAATACGGTCAAGTAAAGGGCCGTCACGTATCGTTGCAGAGAACTACGGCATATCAGGCCGTCAAGTTAGAGACATCAGGACAGGGAAATCCTGGAAACACCTGAGCGAAAAAGAGGCACGATGACGGTTACGTTGAAGAAGAAACCTAAGAACATTTGGCTGGCCATTCCGAGCTACGGCGGGCAGGCCACGATTGCGACTTATAAGAGCATCATCCACGATATGTTTAGGCTTGTCATGGATGGGCATTCGGAAATCTGGCGCGTGCTGAAACCGGGCGGTTTTTTTGTCGGAACGTCTCCGGCTTGGAACTCGCCATGGGCCTGGGGAGATCCGGGTCATACGCGGATTATGAGCCGGGAATGCCTGATTTATCTGGATCAGACGGAGTACCGGCAAATCGGGCATACGCCGATGACGGACTATCGATTTTGCTACAAGGCGGATCTCGAAGTCGTGGCGAGCGAACACAACAACGGTACGTATTTTTACGGCCTGAAGGCTCACAAGCCAGCGAGGACGATATGACTCTCAAAGAATTAAAACACAAGTATTCAGGCCAAGCTATTCCGGAATGGGAGCTGGTCAAGGCCGGATTGAAACAGTCAGACACCGTTGAAAAGCGCGGACCTGGCAGACCGAAAAAGGTAGTGGTGGAAGAAGATGGCGACAGCGACACAAATAGCTGAGCGCGCCCTTAAGCGCTTGGGGATTGTCCAGTCTGGTGAATCAGCTTCGTCGGTTGATATTGCGGATGCTTCGGAAGCGCTGAACGCCATGATTGAAAGCTGGAATGCGGAAGGTCTGAGTGGTAACGCGATTCCCTATGATAGCCGGTTCGAGCACGGCATTATCGCCATGCTCGCGGTGCGGATTGCAGAGGATTACGGGGTAACACCTGGTCAGGTTGTCGTGCGCGATGCTGACAATGGATGGCTTGCGATCCAGGCCGCGCACTTTGCCGTGCCTGAAAGCAAATTCGAAACCGCCTTGATCAATTCAGGTCCGTTTGGAGGGGATGATATCATTCTCAACGCGCCGTCGAACTATGGAGCATGGGCGGCGTCCACGGACTACGATCTGCGTACGTTCGTTGTGAACGGGTCCAACCTGTACGAATGCACCATGGCGGGCACATCCGCATCGAGCGGCGGCCCGTCTGGGACTGAAACATCCATTACGGACGGCACGGTTGTCTGGTGCTGGCGGCGGGTGACGGCGTAATGCCTATCGTTCCCATCTCCCTTGCGACGCAATCCAACGCATCACGGTTCCGTCAGGAAGGCTCAGCCCGGCTCGTGAACTGCTACACCGAGGAGACTGGCGAGGATGCCAAGGCCCCGATGACGGTCTATGCCAGTTCCGGTCTTGACGTTTACACAACGGTTCCAGCAACCGGCACGGCGTCTGGCGTCACAGGCGTGCGCGCCATGCTGGCGACGGACGATTATCTTTATGTGGTGGCTGGTCGCAATGTGACGGCCATCAGCCGTCTTGGCGTGCAGACGGCCATCATCACGCTTCCCGGTGACGGCGATGTTTATCTCGCCTCCAACCGGCGCTCGCCGACGCCGGAAGTCGCCCTGGTGTCGGATGGCGTCGGGCGCATCATAACCGGCACCTCGATTGCGACGATAACGGATGCCGACCTGCCGCCGCCGGTGTCCGTGTCGGTGCTGGATGGTTATTTCCTGTTTCCGACCACGTTCGACCGGGTGTTCATCTCAGGCGAGGACAACGGCACCGCGATAGCCCCGCTCGATTTCGGCCGGGCGCAGCGGCAACCCGACAACACGCTGTTTGCCCTTGGCGGTGAGCGTGACGCCATGATCTTTGGCGAGCGGACGGTGGAATGGTGGGCCAACAGCCCGGATGGCAGCGGCGGTTTTCCGTTCGTGCCGATTTCCTCCATCAATCTGGGCTGCGCCGGGGCCAAAACCGTGGTGCAGCTGGATCGCGCCGTAGCCTGGATCGCCAACGATGGCACGGCGCGCATTCAGGACGGCTATTCGGGCCGCAGGATCTCGACGCACGCGCAGGAACGCATGATCTCCAGCGCGACAACGACGATTTACGGCTACGGCTGGAACGACACCACGACGGGACATGCCTGGCTGGCCTGGACGTGCGATAGCTGGACGATCAGCTACAACATGCGCACCGGCTTGTGGTCTGAGCGCAAGAGCTTCCAGAGGAGCAATTGGCGCGGCGCCAACGCCGTGCGCTGGATGGGCATGACGTTGATCGGGGATTACCAGACGGGTGCCATCTACCGGGTGGACCGGGATGTGGCAACCGAAGGCGGGGAACCCATCATCATGGAAATGATCCCGCCAGTGATCCATTCGGCCCCCTATGGCATGCGGATTAATGCCCTGTTCGTGGATGCGGTGACGGGTGTCGGGTCCGGCAGCCCGCTTGAAGAAAACGCGAACCCCGTCTTGATGGTCTCGACTTCGAACGATGGCGGACAGACGTTCGGGGCGGAACGCCGGATCGAGCTTGGCGCTGCTGGCGACCGGCTCAGACGGCTGAAAACCTACCGGCTCGGCATGTTCGGGCCGAACGGCTGCACGCTGCGGCTGGCCTGCTCGGCTTCTGTTGCGCGGGCGATTTCAGGCCTCAACATTGATGCGGACAGACTGGCAGCCTGATGGCCAACGTCAATATCCCGGCCGCCAGCGTCCCGATCATAAGGCCAGATGGCAAGCCGGTCCTGGTCGAGAAGCCCTGGTATCAACTGCTGCAGGAACTGGCGCGGGCTCACAACGATCTCGCGGCGGATAACGCGCTCGATACCGATCTGGCCAGTGAGGTAACCGGCGTTCTGCCCGTTGCCAATGGCGGGACCGGCAAGGCGACGTTGAGCACATATCAGGTAATCGCAGGCGGCACGACCGCGACGGGAGCATTGCAGCAGGTTGGAGCCGGCACATCAGGCAATCCGCTGCTATCGAATGGGGCGTCTGCTTTGCCCTCGTTTGGCGCGATGACCGTCACGGACTGTGTTTCAGGCATCATCCAGTATCCGGAAGCGCAGGATTATGTGGTCTGGATCAACGTCCCCTTTGCGATCACGGTTAAGACCATGACGACGCGGTGCTCAACGGGAACCTGCACGCTGACGGCCAAGAAGAACACGACCGCCATAACCGGGCTTGCCAATTCCGTCTCGACGACAGAGGTCACTAACACGGCGTCGGGTGGCAATGTCTTTGCGGCGGGTGATGATCTTCGATTTACGGTCAGCAGCCTGTCGGGCGCTGAGAACGTCTGGTTCAGCGTCAAGTTCGAGCGAGCCGTTCCGTGAGGTGCGTGATCGTCGGCGGGTTCCCGATAGAAACGCCGTCGCTGTCCTATGTCGATGAGACAGGCTATATCGGCGCGCATTCGTCCTATTCGTTTTCCGGGAATTTCGGGACGGCTCCCAAGGGACTGAACAAGCGCCGGGCATGGGTGTTGCTGCGGTACACATCAGTTAGCGGTGTATCTCCAAACGTGACAAGCCAGACCATTGGCGGGGTCTCCGCAACCATCCACTGGCAGCCGCGCGTGACGGCTGTCACGACACTGGTGCATGATTTCGTGCTGATGTCGGCTGAGGTCAACTCAGGCACATCACTGACGGTGTCGTTTAATACGGGGGCGACGCTGTCAAACGCTGTGATGTTCAAGACTATCAATCTCGGATCGACGCTGCACAGCACGGATACGGGTGCGTCAACGACCACGGCGGCTCTATCGTTGAGCACGCCAGCGGGCGGGGCCATCGTCGCGCTCGGGATGTGCGGGTATAGCCCGCCAGACGTTCCAAGTTCGGCGTCGTGCGATAACCTGACGACGCTGGCCTACACGACGAACAACTTGTTCTCAGGCAAGATTTTTGTCAGCGCGCAAAGCAGCCTTGGCTGCACGTACCGTCCCTTGCCAGCATCCGCAACCCGGTCTGAAGCCATCGGCTTTGGCATCAAGGCGACCTAATTAACGTCCAGCCAAATAGGAGGCGGCCATTTCTTTCTTCGGATCACTGACGGGCTCTGACCAGCGCCGCGACATGAGGAACGCCTACGCCGACTCGACGGCGACGGTGAACAAGGGCTATGACGCGGCACGCGGCAATCTGGCATCCGGCTATGGCGCGGCCAATCAGGCCTACGGGCAGGCCCGCACGGATGTCAACTCCGGCTACCAGAACGCTCTATCGTCTCTGGCGAGCGGCACGAACAATGCCGTAGGAGCCTATCAGCCCTATTCTGAAACCGGACAGAACGCGAACGCGCTGTACGGCAATGCGCTCGGTCTCAACGGGGCAGCGGCGCAGCAGACCTTCCAGCAAAACTATCAGGCCGATCCGTTCCGCGATGCCAACGCGGATTTCGCCAACGAGGCGCTGATGCGCACGCTGAACGCCCGGGGCTTGAGCGGCTCCGGCACGGCCGCCGCCGCTGTGGCGAGTGAAAGCCTGCGCCGGGGATCTGAGGACTACAACAACTATCTCAACCGGCTGTCGGGTCTGCAAGCCCAAGGCCAGCAGACGGCTGGGAGCTTGGCGAACCTCTATGCCAACCAGGGCCAGCAGGGCGCGCAGTACGGCATGCAGACGGGTTCCGATCTCGCCAACATCCAGGGCAACCGCGCCGCGACCGGGTACAACTACGGGGTTGGCCAGGCGGGGCTCGATACCGATCAGGCGATAACCAATGCCGGCAACCGGATCAACCTCGGCAACGCGCAGGCCGCCTCGCGCGGCATCCTCGGCAACAACCTGATGAGCCTGCTGGGCACCGCCGTCAATGCCTACGGCACGTTCAACGGCATTCCGAAAACGAAGTGAGGACGACAGATGCCGCAGCTTCCCGCCCTTCAGCTCGATCCCCGCAATGCGTTGCTGGACCTGACGCCGGTCAACAACGCGCTGATGGGGATCCAGAGGCAGCAAAATGCCAATCGTGATTATGCGATGCAGCAGGACGAGCTTGCCATGCGCAAGCAATCGCATGACCTGCAGGCGCAGAACTACCAGCGCCAGTGGAAGCAGCAGGACGTCGAGAACATGGGCAAGCGGGCCATGGCCATCGACGCCATGGCAGACGGCCCACAAAAGCAGGCGGCGTGGCAGAGGATAGTTCAAAGCCATGGTGCGGACGGCCTGTCACCGGAAGAACTGGATTACCGTACCGGGCCTAAGATGATGGCGGCGCAGGCGGGACTCTACCGCGATCCCATGGACGTCGAGGCCAAGCGGCTCGATATGGATTACAAGCGGGCGCAGATTGCGAAAACGAACAGGGATGCGGCAGACGCTGGCAGCAGCTACGGCAAGAATGGCGCAGTCGTACAGGGCCCGGACGGGAGCTATTATGCTGTGCGCTATGGTGCTGATGGAACCGAGCGCATCAACAAGCTGGAGGTTGGCGGCCAGAACGTATCGCCCGCGCGCGGCGTCGATGTTGTCGGAAACACCATGTACGACAAATCGACAGGCAAGACGGTGGGCGACGTTACTCAGGCTCTTGCCGGTGCCGAAACGGCGAAGGTTCAGGGGAAAGCAATTGGCGAGGGAGCGTTGGCGCTTCCGAAAGCCCGCGTTGCACTTGAACAGTACAACGAGCAAGAGAAGGTTGTTCAGGATTCAATCGACAAGGCGATAAGTCAGTCCAACGGATGGACAACAGGGCTTTTCGGCAGTGCGTCCAGCTTCGTCCCAGGAACTCCAGCGCACAATCTCTCCAATACGCTCAACACCATCAAATCAAACCTTGGCTTCGATAAGCTGCAGGCCATGCGGGATGCTTCGCCGACAGGCGGCGCGCTTGGTCAGGTTTCAGATATGGAAAACCGTTTGCTTCAATCGGTCTGGGGCTCAGTCGAGCAGTCGCAGACCAAGGAGCAGCTTGTTGAGAACATGCAACAAATAAAGAACATCCGCGCACGCTTCGCCACTCTCAAGCAGCAGGCCTATGAGGAAGACGTGAAGCGGTTCGGGGCTGCAAACGTTCCAAATCCCGAGACGGGAACCATGCCGAAGACGAATGCGCCAGATCCTCTAGGAATCCGCTAAATGGGCATTATTCAGGACGTTCGGGCAAAGCATCCAGAATACAATGATATGTCGGATGCGGACTTGGCAGACAAGCTCTACACCAAGTTCTATTCTGACATGCCAAAGGCCGAATTCGATAAGCGGGTCGGAGTGCAACCGCAGGGACCGCAGCTTTCAGAGCTTGATAAGAGCATGGATGCGCGGGTCAGGAAAGAAGCTGATGCCGGTCTGGCTCCGCGTCCGTCTCCCGTGCAGTACACGCCGATTGGCTCATGGGTAGATGAAGGCGCCGCGTTGCTCGATACAGGGCTTGGGAAGATCACGGGCGGCAAGTTTGGCGCTCAATCCTATGAAGAAGCCAAGGCCTACCAGAACGCACGACAGAGGTATATCGACGCCAACGCCAGCGGTCTGCAAAAGGGCGCGGCCATGGTCGGCGGCGTGCTGGCTTCGCCCGCTGGACCAGCCGTAAATATTGCCAAAGGGACATCACTTCTCCCGACGATGGCGAACGCTGCGGCAACGGGCGTCGCCTATGGCGGCCTGTATGGAGCAGGCGAAGGTGATAGTGCAGGGGATAGAGCTGTCAATGCCGGGACTGGCGCCCTGATTGGTTTGGGGACAGGACTTGCGGTCGCTCCCATCGCGCGCGGCGTTGGGAACGCCATCGAGTACGCCAGAAACAGGTCTGTTCCTGTTCCGAACGCCCTGGCAAACCTGGAGCGCGGCGCTGTCAATCGTGTCGCTGACGACATGCGCACCGATGGCGTAACGCCATGGGCGTATACAAGACAGACAAACGAACTTGGCGATTTTGGCATGCTGTCCGACATGGGTGAAAACCTGATGGCATCGACGGAAACGCTTGCTCAGACACATGGCCCGCAGCTTCCCATAGTGCGCCAGGCCTTGCGCGCGCGGCAGCAAGGGGCGCCGACACGCATCAGCAACGCCCTTGACGCCAATCTGGGGCAGGCAGGCAATCTCGCGGATGACGTTCAGAGGGCCCGTCAAGCGTTCAATCAGCAGGCTCGCCCGCATTATGAGCAGTTCCACGCCACATCCATTCCGGTAACGCCAGAACTTGCCGAAACAATGGGCCGCATTCCGACGAGTGCATTCCGGGAGGCACAGGAAATGGCGCGCCGTGAAGGCGTTCGCCAGCAGTTCAGGCTGCGCCCATTCGATGAGCCGATGACGCGTATGACTGGGGTGCGCGGGATGCGCCCTGAACAAGTTCCGACTGGCCTGGAATACGATTATCTCAAGCGCGCCGTTGACGACATGGCCGGGGCAGCGCAGCGGTCTAACCCTGGCGGCCATGAAGCGAAAATCCTGTCAGGTCTGGCGCGCGACCTTCGCAACGGCGTCGATAATGTTTTGTCCCCTGGCGCACCAGATCAAAGCCCGTGGGCGATTGCGCGGTCTATCTCTGGTGAGGGTCTGGAAGGACGCGAAGCAGCGAAGCTCGGCAGCACAGTGTTCTCCGGCAAGCGTGATCCTTACATCGTTGCGGATGAGCTGGCGGGGCTTTCGCAGCATGGCCGCGCCATGTACCAGCAGGGGGCTCGCAATGATTTGCGTGTTCAAATGGGACGCGCCGCAACGAACTTCGGCCCTCGTGGTGACGCTGCCGCGCGACGCTCTCTGAATTCAGACTTTGCCAACGAGAACATTCGGCAGATTGCAGGGCCACGCGCTCAGCAGGAGATTTCGCGTAGAATACAGGCTGAGAACCGCATGGCGGAAACCTTCAATCAGGCCATGATGAACTCTGCAACGGCGCGCCGTTTGACAGGACGGGAAAAGCTTCCATGGGGAGCGGGGCGGGAAGTTTCAGCCGATGCGCCGCGTTCGTTTGGTGAAGCCGCTTTTGCCATCGCCAAGCGCGGCATGAATGCGCTTATGAATGGTGCTCTTGGCGAGCGCGCCGGACGGATCATGGCGGATCAAGCCAAGCTGCTGGTGGCGAGAGGTATTCAGCGCGATCAATACGCTTCCGCATTGATGCAGCTTGCCCAAACGCGAGGCCTTTCTGCGCAACAGCGGCAAACGGTCGATATGATGTTGAGAGCGGTTGGCGGAAACGTGCGTGCGCCCGCTATCGACGCCGTAACCAGTCAATGATTTTGTGGAAGTCTTTGCGGTCTTCCTCGTTCCCAACGAGATAGGCCAGCACGAAAGGCCATATCAACATGGCCGATATGAGTAGCCACGAGCCGCTTGTGATCAGTGTTTTCAGGAAGTTCGCATAAAGAAACGCGAACGCGAAAAGCACGATCAAGAAGATAAGTTTCACCTTCCTAAAATCCCGGTAGGAACGCAAGCACATGGCAGACGCCGTAGCAGTCTTTACCCCTGGTCAACGCCTGACCGATACAGATGGCGTTCCGTTCGCCTCCTGCGAGGTCGCTTTCTGCGAGGCTGGAACAACCACGCCGAAGCTCGTCTATGCCGATGCCGATCTGACGACGGAACTCGGATCGACGATCTATACGGATTCGGCAGGCTACCCCGTAACGTCCTCGGGGTCCACGATCAAGACGCTCGTCTACACAGACACCAGCGCCTATAAGATCACGATCACCTCCGGTGGCATCACCATTGCCGAGCACGACAACGTCAAGGGCGCCGTCGTGGCCTCCGGCACCTCTGGCGGCAGCTTCCTGACACAAGACGCCGCCGATGTGCGCTATGTGCGCAATCCAAACGCGCTGTCGGCCGTTACGACGCTGACCACGGGCGACAAGCTCTCCGCGTTCATCGCCTCTGCATCCGGAAACCGGCACATCAATTGGGAAAATCTGACCGCCGACCTGTTGGGCGAATGGCGCACGGCCGGATACATCTTTTCGGCAGGTGCGCGCATTCTGTTCCAGCAGACGACCCCGCCGACGGGTTGGACCAAGGAAACCGGCGCATCCTACAACGACGCTATTCTAGCCTTTACGACGGGCACCGTTTCCACGGGAGGCTCGGTTGCCGTCAGCACTCTGTTTGCAAGCCAAACGCTGACCGGAACGGTCGGCAACGACACGCCATCAATATCCAAGACGGCGGCGCATACCCATCCTGTGACGGCGGCGAATGGTGGAACGCCCGTTGCGTTTGGCGGTTCTGGCAACAACCTCAATATGGATAGCGGCAGCAATGCTGTTGGTACGACGTTGACGGCAACATCGACGGGTTCCGGGACCGCGCACAATCACTCCCTGACCATGAATGCCTTCGACATGAGCGTGAAGCGCGTCGGCGCGGTCATCGGGCAGAAATCATGACCTTAGAATTGCCGGACAAGGACAAGCTCTGCCACCACACCGGCTTTGAGAAGAAATGCCGGGAGCTTGTGTGCGCTGGCACCTGCAACCGATGGCGCTCGCTGCCCGGTGCTGATCCCTTCACCGGCAAGGAGCGCACGGCCTGGGGCTGCGTTGATGATCTGGTGCTGTTTCTACAAGGCGAGGTTTTACGTCAGTCGGACGGCACCCATTCGGCCATGACACAATTCCGGGAAATGGTGTTCAACCCTGAGTACCGGGCAAAAGAACTTCAAAAACAGAGCGACGCCAAACTGATCGAGGCTCAGACATGCAGATCACAATCATAGTGGAAGACAAGACGGTTATTTGCGGTGACGTGGCATCCGTGCTGCCGGATGTGGATTGGAGCGTTTTTGACGGAGACCCGGCTACCAAATGGGACGATGTTTCCGCCGTGCAGTTCAACACGGAGACGGGGAAGGGGCATGTCGAGTACCGCACCATCATCACCAGCTCGCCGATGCGTCCCAATATCAGGCCCGGCGACATGCCGATTGATGAGGCGTATTTCAATGCGGCGTTTGGCTGGATCCTGGAGCCCTACACGCAAGCCCGCGATGAGCAGGTGCGCCGTGAGCGGGAAGCCGCAGAAGCCGCCAAGCGGGCCTCTGTGAAGGCCTCTGCGGACGCTCTGGAAACCTACCGGGCCACCAAGAGCGGCGTTCCTGTCGAGGCCGCGCCGCTGGAGGACGTTGACGCATTGAAGGCCAAGCTTGCCGAGCTCGAGCGGCAGGTGTCCGCGCAGCAGGAAAGCTTCCGCCGTCTCGATCAGATTACGGGGGGAGAGGAATGACCATTCCAGCGGAAGCCGTGAGGCTCAACAAGGCCTTTGAGGGTTTCCATAAGAAACTCGCGAATGGGGATTGCACCGCCTACCAGACGTATCTTGGAAACGGGAAGTACGACATTCCTACCTGCGGTTACGGGACGACCAAGGGCGTCAAGATGGGCATGGTGTGGACTGAGGAATACGCCACGCAACGCATGATGGAGGATCTGCAGGAGGCGGCGGCGTTCGTCGACCAGTATGTGACGGTGCCTCTCAATGAGAATGAGCGCGGCGCTCTGATCCTGTTCACAAACAACTGCGGTCCCGGAAATCTCAAGAAGCTCATCGTGCCTCTGAACAAAGGCGACAGGACTGGAACCGCAAAGGCTTTCCTTCTCTATGTGAAGGCACAGGGACAGACACTTCCTGGCCTTGTTTCGCGGCGCACGCGGGAATCAGCACTGTTCCTGAAGCCTATTGCTGCGCCCGAAGAACCCTTCATGCCGCAAACCGTGACCGCATCGGCAGAGCCCGTCAAGCCTGCCACGGCCGCTACGGCAGCAGGTGCAGCCGCCGTTGTCGCCACGCAGACCCTTCCCGGCCTTCCGATCCCGAGTGTGCCGCCAGAGATCGCAGACAGCGTGACGAACGTCACAGCCTGGAAGACAGTTGCAGAACATGCAGGAGCAATAAAAACATGGGCAGTAGCGCAACCGACTATGGCCTTAGGTTTATCGATTACGGTCGCAGCGTTCTACCTGTACTCAAAACGCGGGCAGAGCCAATGATTGCTGGACTCCTATCTTTCATTTTTACGCCTATTGGAAGGTGGGCTGTAATCTTGTCTATCCTTGGTATTGCGTGGATATCCATAGCCGCACATTACGAACGGAGAGGGGCAAGGAAGGTTACGGCACAGATAGAACGATCCATAGCAAAGAATTCCAAGACAGCCGACAGAGCGCGCAAATCGGTTTATAGTCTTCCAGAAGGCGCACTCATAGATTCAATGACCAGGGATTAATCAAAACGACAGAATTCTTTGTGATGAAATATTGCGGCTGCACAGTAGGCGTTGTGAGCCTCTTGTTCTGTATCGAAGGTGCCAAGGTAAAACCTTTTTCCACCAACGCATATCTTTGCTTGCCATCCACCGTTATGAAGGAATGCGCCTTTAAGACCGTTTTTTTTCTTTTTCCTGGTGTTTGATGTGTTCTGTGATTGATTTGCTTCGCGCAAGTTTTCTATGCGGTTATCCTGTTTATTTCCGTTCACGTGGTCAACTCCGAGATACGGAAAATACCCATTAACATACATCAAAGCCAACCTATGCGCGTAGTACCTATTGCCTAGTATGCCTATTCTTATATATCCTGTTGATGCATCAATTACCCCTGCATTTGATCCAACCAATATTTTTTTTGATGGCTTTTCCTTCCACTTGAATACGCCAGTGTCGGCGTTGTAATCCAAAAGTTCTTTAAGCGTTTGTTGTGTGAGTTTCATCCTTGGAGAATACCACAATGACGCTAAAGACAGCAGCAATCTTGCTCGTTTTCCCGCTCTGCGGATGCTCAACGATGCAGACAGTAGATGGGAGCTGCAAAGTTTTCCGTCCGATTTCGAACTCCACAAAAGACACTGCCCAGACCCGCCGTGAAGTGATCGCGCATAACAAGGTGTATGGGGCTATCTGCAAGGGCTGATCCATGGCTGACACCTTCACCCCGCGTGGCGCACCGGTCCCGAGCAACAGCTACGACGGCTGGGAGCTGACACACCGCCCCGCCATGCTTCCCTTCCTGGCCGAATACACCAATCCGCAAGGCGAGACGGCTGGCGGATGGGCCATGCCGAATATGGTGACAGAGCCGGTCAACGCGCTCTTCCGCCTGATGAACACGCCGGCGGGCACGATGCCAGACCCACGCGATCCGCAGAACCAGTCCGATGCCCTGACCGGTCTGATGGCGCTCTATGGCGGGAATGCGCTGAAGGGCATGGCAGGGGCAAGGGGTGCAGCCCGTGTGGCGGCAACGCTCGGGGACATGGAAGCGCCGCGCGCTGTGTCCTATGGCAATATGCTTGACGACGCTTTCAGCAATCCCGCCCTGCTTCGGCAAATGGATGACATCAAGCATGCCGAACTGAACCAGCAAGCGCGCTCCCTTTACGGACGCGGCATTGATGAGCTGACAGGCTCACAAGAGGCACAGCTAAGAGGCTGGTCCGATCCTGCGCTTTGGAGCGATACCGGAAAGCCTAACCCATTAGGCGCAGCTCTCACATCAGACAATCAAGAGAACAGTCTTATGGACATCTTGAAAAAGTACGGCATTCGGTAAGCGTCCATTCTCAACCCTCCAACCAGATCGAATAACAATGGATGCCATTGCAACGGGAACTTCTGAACGCGCTATCGCAAGAGCGGTCCATGCTCTTCGATATCCTACACACAACCTATCGCACGGAGGGGAAGGTGGACAGCTTGCGGGAGCGCGTCAACAGGATCGAGGACCGGGAGCATTCGCGCGGGACTACGGTCCAGCCCGTGCCATCCCGCAAGGCATGGAGCCCGCGCGATTACATCCTGACGATTGCGGGGGGCGCGCTGGTGACAGCGGCGTGGTTCGACAAGGTGCCATGGTCAGCCGTGCAATCGCTCGTTTCCGCGCTGAAATGAGGTCCATGTGTCCCGGAACACGGGTGTTTTACTGGTGCGCGCTGGCGGCTTGCGTGATCGAGGTGATGCGCTGGTCGTGGGCGTGAAAGTACCGCGAGACGCTCAAAGCAAGCGGAATCCGGTACATTGTCCCATATGGTAAGCTTATAGCTTTCATCTAACTTATTGAAATCGTTGGTGTCCTGATTTAGCCGTTTGACTGCTGCGTCTGCCGCCTTTGCGTCAGTCTCGATACGGTCGCCCTGTGGCGTGTAGAGCGTTGCACGGCGGCGATCCTTGCCTGTTCCGATGATGCCGACCCAACGTTTGCGGTGCTTGCCCCGTCGCCATTGGTCAGACATTTTCTCTCATACTCCAATATCGTCGCCATAGGAATGCGCGTTGTCTTCGGGCCTAGCCGCATGGCCACGATACGTCCGTCCTTTATCATGTCCTCGATGCACGAACGCGAGCAAGCCCAACGGGCGGCAAGATTGGCGATCGACAGGCTTTGCAGGTTCATCCCCTATGTCTCCCCAGCAATGTCTGAAATGCGAAGGTCAGTCATTCCCCACCCCCGTCTACAGGTGTATCTGGCCTGCGGTGTACCCGAACGTTACCGGCCTTCGTTGGCTCCCACTTCGCGCCTATCAGCGCTTCAACGAGGGCCACGATCTCCGTCATTCCACGCCCCCGCCTACAGCACGTTGCCTTGATCGACTTAATCGGGATCGGTGTCGCGTATGTGATTTCGACTGTCATTTGCTCTTCGCCTTTCGAGCCCTCGTGATGAATGATCCTGCGTATTCGATGGGGTGCTTGTAGCCATCCCAGAGCACGGCAACGGTGTGCGTGCAGTCGTTTTCACCGACCCAAGTATTGATGACGGTGCCAAGCACGTTGCGGCTCTTGCGCGTCGGTAGGTTGTATTCGATTGCCTTTTGCGTCCACGTCACACGGTCACCGACTTCGAACATCTCTGTGGTCCACGGCAGGTCATTAGAGTGGGATGTCATTCGTTGTCCTCATCGTCGTAGCCAATGGGCTCTACGCTCTCCGTAACGGGCGGCACCCGGCCATCGCAGGTACCGCCCTGCCAGAGATCAATCAGCGACGCGACGCCATCCCTCTGGCGTGTACTCACGCTGACGGCGGATCTCATAGTTGCCAGGAGCGAACTTGATCGGAGCATGGGTGTCGTGCGGGCGCTGGTGCTCCAACACCGTGGGACGATTGACCTTGATCCAGGCTAGCAGAGCATTTGCCGGGTCCTGAAACATCTCGACGTTTGGCGTCTTGCTCTTGCGGTCCAGCACCATTAGGTGATTGTGGCCGCTCTCGGAATGAGTGACGATCACAGCGCCGTTTTCAGGGGCAACCGGCTTGGCGGTTGCAGGGATTGCGCCGACCTTGCGGATCAACACGTCGCCCTGGGCACAGCAGTTCGTAAATTCCTTCATTGGTCATCTCCTGTTGGAAAGTTAAGAACGGCGAAGCGACCGTGAAGCCGCCTAACCTCAATGTCATACGCATTCGCTGCATCTGATGCCGTGCGGTATGTACCAAGCGATACTCTGTGACCATCACGACGAATACGCGCCTGCCACACGCGATCACGGCTATGCCACACTACGCCGCGAAACCCGGATTGGCCTGGCTTTGGCCCGCATCCGTTGTAAACATTCTCCGCATGTGAGGCCTCACGCAGATTTGCTATTCGATTGTCGCTTGGATCATGATTGACGTGATCTAGTAGTTCCGAAGGCCACACACCAAACTGATAGAACCAAGCAAGGCGATGAGCGTAATACCTCCTCTGATCGATCCTTATAGAAATGTATCCATCACTTCTCTTCGATCCAGCAACGCGACCAGAGACACCTTTAGAGCTTAATGTGCGCCGCCATACGAAACGCCCTGTTTCTGGGTCGTACAAGATGACTTCTAACAGACGCTTGTGCGTAATCACGTTCGCACCTCTGGGCTTTGATAATCGGCTACGTGATCAAAGCCGTATGTCCAAGCTTGAGCCTGAATTGCGGTCTTCATTTCTTTCGGAACCGGCAGCGCGAATTTCCGGCCTGTACCGCATACAACGCGGAGAAACCGCTCATCCCCGGCGTCCGGAAGGCTCACTTCGACAAGCGTTCCCACTTGAGGATCGTCATCCTCATCAATGATGCGTGCTTTAAGCTCGGAGAGAATTCGATCCCAGCCGATGATTTCGCAGGCAGCGCGCCGTTGCTCGATGTTGGGCCACGTCAGAGCGGTCTTGGCCGTCAGATTTTTCTTGTCCTCGATCCACTCGGCCGGGATGGAAACACCGTGCCAGTGATAGAGAGCCCAGCCGTCGCGCCAGCGATGGCTAGGACCATTCTCGCAATGCGGTCTGTTCTGATCGTCAACCAGCAATACGTCCGGGAAATCGGACACAATGCAAAATTCTTCGTGCAGAACACGGAATGGCGCAGCGATAGCGCAACGCTCCCAGGCAGAGTATTTCTGGTACTCTGGCAGCCTAAGTCCGATGATGTCACGCATTGCAGTTAGATAGCAATCGTAGGCCGCCCAATAGGCACCACCCTGATAGACGCTACTCCATCTCACTGCGCAATTTAAACCAAAATTACCAGCCAGATCGAAGCATGCCTGAGCCGCGTTGCGAGCCGCGTTGTCAACCGCGTTGCGAGCCGCGTTGTCAACCGCGTTGCGAGCCGCGTTGTAAACCGCGTTGTCAACCGCGTTGTAAGCCGCGTTGTAAACCGCGTTGTCAACCGCGTTGCGAACCGTGTTGCAAACCGCGTTGTAAACCGCGTTGCGAGCCGCGTTGTCAACCGCGTTGTCAACCGCGTTGTAAACCGCGTTGTCAACCGCGTTGCGAGCCGCGTTGTCAACCGCGTTGCGAGCCGCGTCGTCAACCGCGTTGTAAACCGCGTTGTAAGCCGCGTTGCGAGCCGCGTTGTCAACCGCGTTGTCAACCGCGTTGTAAACCGCGTTGCGAGCCGCGTCGTCAACCGCGTTGTAAACCGCGTTGTAAGCCGCGTTGCGAGCCGCGTTGTCAACCGCGTTGTCAACCGCGTTGTAAACCGCGTTGCGAGCCGCGTTGTAAACCGCGTTGTAAACCGCGTTGCGAGCCGCGTAGTCAACCGCGTTGTAAGCCGCGTTGCGAGCCGCGTTGTC